TACCGAAGAATCGTATGATTACTTCTTAGCATTTATGTTTGAAGTATTCTATTCTGTTAAAGATAAAACCAATAAGACCCACATCCATGAAAAGATAAAAAAAATATGGGAAGAAATATTCCATTATTCACATGATAAGACACATTTGGAATTGGATAACCTACTTGTCATATATACCATTATTGATAAATCACTTAAAGATGGGCAAAAAAAATTAACAACACTTTACTAATTAAAATTATTTTCATATATTAGTGTTTATGAGAATAATAACCATAATACTAACCGAACTGGCTTCAGATAAAATAAAGGCAGAAGAAAAATTACAAAGACTTATTAATAGTAATGGTGATTTAGACCAAAACATAATTGATATTAAAAATCAGTTACGTGAAGTAGTTCTAATTGACCAGATGATTAATAAGTGGAATGATTACACTTCAGAAGTAAAACAACCATAACTATGCTTATTGAGATTTTTAACAGGGTACTATTAATACTATTCATTATGTCATGTTTAAATATAGTTAGACATGCATATTATTTAATACAAGCCTGGGTAGCATCTACTGAAGAAAACCCTATAAAATATAGACTAACCAAAGAATCATTATGGATTTTAAGTATTTCCATAGGTTATGTCTTGGCAGAAATAATAAGTGGAATATATATACAAATTAATTAAATATGAACATACAAGAAAAATTAGATTCGTTACAACCACATGTAATCGGTATAAGATACATGAAAGGGCTTCAAATAGTTGATGCTGTATTTAAAACAGGTTGGGTTGTTCCAGAATCAAACACAATAAAAAAAGAACTGGTTGATGCTAAACAAAATTATTATATGTTTTATACTGAAAAAAAAGGTATAACCATAGATGACTTATTGGACTATGTTGAGGAAATAATACATATGAATGTTGAAAGGGAAAATAAACAAACTTTATTGAAGGAAAAGTTTAAGGAACTTCAAAAATTATTTAAAGATAATTCATTATCAAAATTAAATAAACTTAGATTTACATTTAATGAATATGAGCAATCAATAATGGATTTTGATTTAACAGAAAAAGATGAGCCACCAGTATTAAACAATCATCCAGTTAATGAGGTTGAAACAAGTGATAAACCACTAAAAAAAACTAAACCCAAAAAAACTAAGACGGTTGGAAGGGTAACAAACTTAAACTCTCAAAAAATTGAGTTTCCACCAAAGAAGGATAAAAAAATTGAGTTGGAGGAATATAAACCACCAAAGAATATTAAATGCAAGTGTGACCCAAATGATGTGTGTCCATTATGTGAAGAAGAAAAGATTGGAAGTTATTAATAAAGAAACCTCAGAAATGGGGTTTTTTTCATTTTAATTAATATTTATTATTAAAATATATTAAAATGAGAAGATTTGATAAATTAAAGAATATTCGTGAAAAGAATAAGTCAATAGAAAAAGAATATCTACTTGAAACTGCTTCATTAACATCCAAAAGTTATAGGAATAGGTTGTTAATAGAATCAGTTATGAATAGTGATGATGAAGAACAGTTATTTAATAGATTTATATTAGAAGCCTGTGAGGAGCATGGTGTGAATATTGAAGAAATAATAAATGAAAATGAAAATGAAATTAATATTAGTAATAATGGGAGAATTGATGAGGCTGGAGTTGCCATTCTTAGTGCAGCTGCAATATTAAGTGGTGGTAAGGTTATTGAAATACTGGGGTCTCTAATTACAAAAATAGTTAATTACCTTAGAAGAAAGGGAATTATGAAAGGTGACCAAATAAGTAAGAAAAATATAGGGGAAGAAACGGGGTCATGGTTTCAAAAAATAGTTAAAAAGACGTTTGAGAAGCTTGCTTGGTTAATTTTAAAACCGATAGCCCATACTATAGCGGCAATTTATCAATTTAACAATCGTTCAACAACAGCCAAGGGACAAAAAGAAATACATGCGAACTCAAAACAAATAATTAATAAACTTAGTAATAAGGGTCTAATAGAAAATGTCGCAAGTGCACTATTTTATGCTGCAATTGTTTTTGTTGGAATCAAAGGTGCGGCTGAGATTCATACTTTCTTGTTCGGAACTGGGCAAGGTGCACTTGCAGCAGTATTTGAATTAATAACAACTGGTGCAAAACTTTATGAAGTTATTTTATTTATGATATCATTTTTTCTAACCACTTTTGTTCAAAAATATAAAAATTATAATCCTAGTAAATTAGCACACACTTTAGCCGATTGTTTAGAGAATCCAGGTGGGGTTAGACAAACAATTGATAAACTTAAACAGTACTCAAGTAAAGAAAAATCTAGTGAGTTAGGTGATTGCATAAATAAAAAAATGGGTGAGCATTAAACTTCCAACTTTTCTTGTAGTGTATGGATTAACCAAACACAACCAGAGGTAAGACACCCATCAAAAAAAATAATTAATGGGAGAAAGTCCAAACCATAACTTGACATTGGTGTATATAAATTAAAATAAATAAAAACGGATGATAAGAAAAATCCAACCCAGGTGCTCAAACATAATGGACAGGTAAATAACATCCCAAAGAAATTTGGGTTATTTTTTTCGAAAAAATCTCTAAATTCTTTGAATATTGAACCAAATACAATTATATTTGTAATACCATAAGCTAATAAAATAAAAATAATAAATTGCATAACACTCATTTTTTGTTCTTTGTATAATGTATGGTTGTTAAACAACCTAAAAAATTTATCAATACTGAAATATAGTAATATAAGAGCAATAAGTAAATATTTATATTTATGAAAGGGTTTATAAAAAAAAAATTAAAAGAATACAGAAAATTGACTAATCGAAACGTAGCCGCTGGTGTGTTGATAAAATGCATAAATACTGAAAGGGTTTTATTATTGTTAAGAAGTGATATTGGTGATGAACCCAACACATGGTCATTGGTTAGTGGTGCCATTGAATTTGATGAACGAATATTAGATGGACTTCAAAGAGAAGTTAAAGAAGAAATAAACATAGACCCTAATTATATCACATATAAATTTAAAGACAAGGAACCTTCTGATGCTAAAAATTTAGATTTTTATTATTACGAAGGTTATGTCGGAAAAGAATTTAAACCAAATTTAAATAATGAACATCTTGATTATGTGTGGTGTGATTTAAATACATTACCCCAACCATTATTTCCAGGAACACTGGATAAAATTAAAAATATACTTCAATGAGTAAAAAAGATAGAATAATACCCCTAGAAGAAGTTCTCTTTAAATTTAAAGAACAAAACAAAGAATTTATTAAAAACATAGAAAACCAAGAAAAACTTGAAAGGGTGGAAACCCTTGAAGTTGTCCTTAACGATATAAAGGGTATGGAACATACAACCAATGTAAAGAAAAAAAACTTCATTAATGAATTAAAAGGTAGTCTAGGTGAAAAGGTAAAAGAAACCCCCACAAGAATAAAAAAGATTGAAAAAACATTCGGTCAGAAAACAAAACTATTCATTAAAAACATCTTCACAAGATTTTAATTAAAAATAATCCTTAAAAGTTTGGTTTTTAAAAAAACTTATATATCTTTGTGTTGTTGGGTTGGTTCAATAACCTATTATATACTATAAAAAGGACTGAACAAAAAAGACACTAATTTGAATTATAAAGATTTAATACAGACAGTTTCAGAAATCATTACCAATGAAAAAATATATAAGGATGGTTTAGTCTTAGTATATGAGTTGGAAGAGAAGAGACATAAACAAATGGATGAACATTTATTTTATAAATCTAATCCATCCGAAACTAAATTCACACATAGAGAGTTAATAGAAGTGGAAATTGGGGGTACGTTAGTTAGATTTGTGAAAAAAAATAAAAAATAACCATAAAAAGTTTGGTTTTTAAAAAAACTTATATATCTTTGTGTTGTTGGGTTGGTTCAGCAACCCTAGGTTGAGGAAGTTTTTCACTCAATAATCAATTATATATCATAATAAGAACTGAACTTTGACCTGGACAAGATTTATTAACTATTATTACCATTAAAAATTAAAAATTATGAACTTTATAGATGCACTTAGAAATAAAGATACCTTCACAGAAAATGGTATGCCAACACATTCAACTACTCTTAATAGTTGTGTGGATTTATTTTTTCAAATTGGTGCCTTAAGGGGTTCAGAAAAGCGTAGAAAATTATCTTTATTTTCAAAGGCTTTTGACTCAAACCCATTGATTGCAATGAAAATCCTTTTTTGGGTTAGAGATGTGAGAGGTGGTGCTGGTGAAAGACAGACATATAGAGATATTGTTGAATATCTTGCATTATATAATTCTTCTGGGTTACAGAAGAATATACATTTAATGCCAGAGTATGGTAGATGGGATGATGTATTAACACTAGTTGGTACAGACCTTGAAAAGGATGCCTTAGAGTTGATAGCCAATGCTTTGGAAAATGGTGATGGGTTATGTGCCAAGTGGCTTCCAAGAGGTAATGGTAAAAACCAAGTTAAGAAGAAGCAAGCGAAAGCTATTAGAGAATATCTTAAAAAAACGCCAAAAGAGTACAGAAAACTCCTTGCAAGTCTTTCTGCTACGGTAGAGAATCTTATGTGCAATAAGGAGTTTTCTAAGATAGAATATGGTAAGGTTCCATCAAAAGCCATGTCTGGCTACATGAGAGCATTCACAAAGAATGATGGTGATAGGTTTAGTGACTATCTTGAATCTGTTTCTAATGGTACAGAGAAGATAAATACTGGTGCTATTTACCCATATGATGTGACAACAAACCTAAAGTTTGGTAATTCCATTGGTGCTATGCAACAATGGAATAATCTTCCAGACTTCATGGATGGTAACAAAGAAATGGTTTTACCTCTTGTTGATGTTTCTGGTTCAATGGATTGCCCAGTTGGTAGAAGTGGTAATGTAAGTTGTATGGATGTGGCAATCTCATTAGGGTTGTATATTTCTGAAAGAAATGTTGGTCCATTTAAGGATAGTTTTATAACTTTTTCCGCAGAACCAGAATTGCAACACTTAAAGGGTAATTTGGTTGATAGATTTAATCAGTTATCAGATTCAGAATGGGGGTATAATACTAACATAGAATCTGTATTTAAACTTATATTAGATAAGTCCGTTAAGAATAATGTCGCTAAAGAAGATATGCCAACTATTATCCTAATATTGTCTGACATGGAATTTGATACTGCCACCAAATATGAA